GACGTGTGCTCTTCCGATCTGAGGGATTTTTTGTGCAAATTTATTAAGCCAGAAGAAAAAAAAGGGAAGGGGAATAAATGTGTAGTTGTGGAAGAAAAGAATGCAAATATTGTAAAGGTGAAGGGAAGGGGAAAAAATGAGTTGGAAAGATAAAAAAATAAAAGAACAAAGTTATTTAATTGAAGCATTATTTGAAGAATTGAAGCTATGCAAAAAGGGAGATAATGTTGGTGTTGATAATTATGATTATTGGGTAAGAGAATATAAATATTTAGTAGATTGGTATGAAGGGAAGGGAAAAGATGAGTAAAGAGAAAAGTTATGAATTAGATGATTTAGTAATTGATGCGTGTCAAGAGCTAGATGATATAATAGAAGGGGAAGAACTAGATATAATTGTTGATGATTTAAGTGAAACAATACACGAAATAGCAGATAATTCTGTACCGATTTATTTTTGGGATATTGGACAATATGCATCACATAATAGTTGGTTGATGACAGAGATACCCGATATAATTAATTCAGAAGGAAATGCACACGACCAAATACAAGCAAATATATATGAATATATTGTTGAAGGATTGTATAAACACGTAGCAGAAAAGGAAAAGGAAAAAGATGATGAGTAAGGAATATTTATATCATTGTAAAGGCTGTCAAAAGGCAGATGAAGAATACCCACTAAAATTTGATGATTATGAGGTTGGTGAACCTATTTATAATGCACCTAAAGTAGAGTATCATATGTGGGCAAGAAATGATGCATACGGAATTTATACAGGATTATATTGTGATGATTGTTACAAGAACAATTATCCATACAGAAAAGACAGATACCACGATGAAGCATATTGTGGAGAAAGGTTAGAACCAAATGAATAAACCAATAGAAATAAATGAAGATTGTAAATTTTTTAAAGATTTGCAAGAGAATCAAAAGATGGCTATGTGGAACTTAATAACATCTAAGGGAGCTGTGAGATTATGGACTAGAGGCATTAAACCAAATAGACATTGGAAAATATCAGATGTTAAATGGTATTTTGGTATGAATGGTAATAAAGATGTGTTATTAAAGAAATTAGAGTTATTGTATGATGTATTAAATGAAAAAAAAGGAGATAAATAATGAATGAGATAGATTTGTGGCACGAAGCAGAAAATTGTGAATATGCAGATGATGGTAAGCTTGAAAATATAGCATATGAACTATATAAGCTGTTTGATTGGAGTGATTATCCTACGGCAGAAGATGATTTTGATGAGATATACAGAAGAATATGGAACGGAGAAACTTTAACTAACATATTAAAACAAAAGGAGCAAAAATAATGGGAATGGACGTATATGGATTAAATCCAAAAATGAATAAAAAGATGAGTGAATTTCCAACATTAGAGAAAATGACTAAATTAGAGAAAGAAAATAAGTGGAATGAGAAATGGGAAATACTTGATAATGTTACAGAGTTAAGAGAGAAATATTGGAAAGAAAGAGATGAGTATGAAAAAGCAAACAAAGGGGTATATTTTAGGAATAATTGTTGGTGGTGGCGACCTTTATGGGATTTCTGTTATAATGTGGCCAAAAATAGCCCCTTTCCTAGTTTAATTTCACACAAACTATGGGATAGTGGGCATTGTAACGATGGAGCAGGATTAAATGATGAAGATGCAAAATTACTTGGAGCATTTTTATTACAAGCGATTGAAGATGGTCTTGCTGATGATTATAAAGACCACCACGAATCACAAGAAAAAGATGAGAAATACGAATATCCGTTTGATATAGAAAATGTTGAGGCATTTGCTCACTTTTGTATTGAAAGTGGAGGATTTGAAATATGCTAGGAACACTAATATTTTGTGTACTTATCTATGTAATGATTAAAAATATAATAAATTGAGGATATTATGAAACATATAAAAGATATAGAAAAAGCATATGATTTGCTTAAACAATGGAATAATGTAGCTTCAAGATTATGTGGTGAAGGTCTTGTTGCTTTGAAAGAAATGGAACGATTGAAAATACAAACAAAGTTATTAATTGAGGAGGAAGAATGAAAGTAATTATTGAAGATTACAATGGTAATGATTTATGTAGTTTTGAATGCATTACAAGGGAAGCTATTACAAAGCTAAAAAATTGCAACATTGCAGATATTGATGAAGATGAATATGGACTTCAAGAAATAAGAATACAATTAGAGGAGGAAGAATGAAAGAATACACAATAATAGTTAATTTAACTGATAACGATTTAAGTCAATTACAAGGAGGTGGAGATTCTTTTGATTGGTGTTTTCCAACACTTGAAAATGATAATGTTCTTATTAACGTTGTGGTAACTTCAGGAAATGATAAGGAGGAAGAATAGTGGAAAAAAGATATTATGCAAATATAAGATTAGAGTTTGGTTATAGCTTTGATGCTAAAAATAAAAAAGAGGCGATTGAATATCTTAAAGATAACTTTAAAGATGATTATGGGATAGATTTGAAGGAATATCAAATTATAAAACTAGAGGAGGAAGAATAATGTATGATGATAAAGAATATATCAAACACTTGGAAGGATTAGTTAAGTATTCACACGCATACGATATACTAATGGAATATTGGGATTATTTTCCTGATGAGGAAAAACCAAAAATACACAAACGATTGGAGGGATTGGGATTATGAGCATAATATTGTGGGAAGATTGTGAAAAATGTGAAGGAACAGGACACGATATATTTATGGAAGGAGATGGTATAATATGCCCTAAATGTAATGGTACAGGAGAAAGGGAGGGATTATGAGTTGTAAATGCAAAGCTGAAATTAAAGAATGTGAAAGAAATATAACAAACGCACAAAAGGATATAAGGAATTTACAAAACCAATTTGCAAATATGTATTTGAGATTTGTAAAAGAAAGGAAGGATAATGAATAGAATAGAAACGATAGATAAAATAATAAGCATAATAACAAATGATGATAGTATAGAATTTGGTGAAGTTATGAAAATGCAAAAAGTATTAAAAGATTGCAAAGAAATCATAAAGAAGAACAAACCAAAAGATACGACATCAACAAAATATAGAAGCAAACAAATGACAGAATGGAGGAATGGTTGGTTTGGAAAAGAAAAGTAGATATGACGACCTAAAAACAATGACAAGAGAAGATTTGGAGAATGAATTGAATTTCTACACATTTCTTGATGAACTTGTAGACGTTACAATGACAAAGGAAATGAAGATGAGAAACAAATTATGGCTTGATTCATTGTGGATTGAAATAAAGAGAAGAGGGTATGCTTGGAACAAAGTATACAAACTAATTGATAATAGTGAGAATTAATGAGAATCACGAGAATAATAAAAATAATAATTGCATATGGATATGTATGTATATTATTTTAACCATTGAAATTTAGAAAGGAAGTTATGGAAAAGAAGAATCATTCATATTTACTAAACAACATCGACAAGGAAGGGTGGAGGCAATTTAAAGCAACTGCTCTGATGAGAGGTTTTGATTCAGCAGGAGCTTGTTTAAGAGCTTTTATAGACCAATACACGAAAGGAGATGTTAGTGTCAAAAGATAGTCCTGTTGATATTAAAGAGATATATAATGACTATGCTCTTTACAAGAGAGAGCAAAATAGAGTAGAAAGATATGAAGGAAACGAAGAATGGTATCATGCTTCTGGAGCAGGTAGCTGTTCAAGGAAACTATATTTTGAATCTGTGATGCAGGTCAAACCTACAAATCAAATCGAAAGAAAATCACATAGAATTTTAAGACTTGGTACAATATTGCACGATGATTTTGAAAAGGCTTTCAAATTATATAATAATCAAGTTTACAATTCTCTAGTATATACTACTAGTAATAATACTAGTAATAATATACATAGTAGTAAAAAAGAAAATAAAAATAAAGAAAAAATAACGTTCCATTTGGAAGGTGAAGTAAGAATCGAAGAATTAAATGTCAGAGGCTTCTATGATATAGTTGCTGAAAAGAAAGATAATGGTGTTTATTTGTACGATTTAAAGTCAACTGCATCTTACTCTTGGAGAATGAAATTCGGAAGAAATAAAGCTAATAATGAGCCTTCAATTCATTATGAGTTGCAACTTGGTACTTATGGATATGCAATTCAACAGAAATTTGGTAGGCTTGATGGAATGTTTTTGTTATTTTATAACAAAGATACTTCACAAATGAAACAAGTAGAGATACCAGAATCATTTGTATCAAGAGCATATTTGTTTTGGAAGAATGTCAACGATGAACATAAAATGGGTGTTCCAATGTTTAGGAAAGGTGTGTCTCCTGTACAGGCTTGGCAATGTAAATATTGTCAGTTCCTAGACCATTGTAATCCCCCCAACATAAAGGAGTTGAAAAAATGAAAGAAAATAGAAGAAAGAATCCATTTGCTGAATTAAACAAAGTAGATGTAAGCAAATATGTGGAAAAGAAAGGCAAATTTAATTATTTGTCGTGGGCATATGCAGTAAGAGAGTTAAAGAAAGTATGTCCTGATGCATCATGGGGAGTGATTAAAGCAGAAGATGGCTCACCATTTATGCAAACAGCTTGTGGTTATTTTGTAGAGGTATGGGTAGAAGTAGAAGGTTGTAGATTATCTCAAGTACACCCTGTGTTAGATAATAGAAATCAACCAATAGAAAGCCCCAATGCTTTTCATATAAACACAAGTATACAAAGATGTTTAGCTAAAGCGATAGCATTGCATGGATTAGGGTTGTATGTATTTGCTGGTGAAGATTTACCAGAACCAGATATGCTAAAACCTGCAGAAATTGATAACATACTTGACCTAGCAAAAAACCTAGATAAGAAATTTGTCGATGGTTTAAGGAAAGGTATTGATAATGGAAGAATAAACTCTAATAACTATGAAAAAGCAATAGAAAGAGTATTAGAATTAAATAAAGTAAATAAAGGAGATAAAGATGGCGGAAGTAAATGATGTCTTTGATAAGATAACTGATGAGCAGAGCTTCTTTGACCCAACAAAAGCAAAGAAGAAAGAAGAAACAAAAAAATGGGAGCCAATACGAGAAGGCGACTATTTAGGTCATATAACTGACGTAGAAACAAGAATACTTGATGTCAAGAGAGATGGAAACTGGAAAGCAAGAATGTACAAGTATACAGTAACTGTTGCAGTAGAAAATGAAAAGATGACATATCAGAGAAAAGACATTAAAGGTGAACCTGAAACATATACAGGTGAATGTTATAAGAATTTGAAGTTTAGAGGCACTTTATGGAGGTTTTTAGAGCCAAAGGAAGGTGATGACTTTGAATCAAATTCTGGTGGCAATAAAGGCTATTTAAGGTTTTGTGAAACATTAGGCATTGATTGTCCTACGCATAAAAAAGTTGTTGATGGGCAGGAAATAGAAATAAAAGCATTGCCAAACTTAACATCACAAGATATGCTTGGAAAGCCTGTAACAGCTTTTGTTGCAAAGGGAAGGCCATTTAAGAATAAAAATGGTGAAACTAAGTCATACTTTGATTGCAAGTTTATAAAGAAATGGGAAGATGGTAAAGATAAAGTACTTGGTAAGGAGGATTCGTTAGATGATATTCCGTTCTAAAAGAAAAAAAGTTGGCTCGTTTATGAAGGCAAATATCAATATGTTTTATAGCTTTGGTGTTAATCCTAAAACGTTAGCTAAATGGTTCGGTGTTTCAACAGCGACAGTCTATAGACATATAGATAGGTAAACTGCGTGGGTAGGCTCCCTTCACTACATCCATACCCCCTGTCTACCCACAGTTTTTTGAAAA